GACAGCAGGTTAAAGCGTGGTGCCAGGCCGGTGAAGGCTTCTGGCTCGGTGCCTTCATTGCCGTAGAACAGGGTCTGAGCCTGCTCTTGTGCCATGCCTTCGATGTGGGCTGCGTCTTCCGACAAGCGGAACGCGGCCGAGTTGCCGTTGAGGTCGGCCAGGGCCTTGTCAACTTCAGCGTAGGCTTCCAACATACCGCACGAGTCAGTAATCTGTGCAGTGGTTGATTTGCCAGGCTGCACTCCACCGTACAGCTTGCGCCATGTGGGGGTGGGCAGACCGGTGCGCACGGTGGTTTTGTGACCGGTGGCGAGGTTGCCTTCCATGAAGGTCATGTCTTCAAGGATAGTGTTCTGGGCGGCCATGAGTTCGACGATGGAGTCGATCTTGCCGTTGGGGTCCAGACGCTTGGATACGTCCAAGAGTGTGGGGTTGGTGGTTGCTAGAGTTGTCATGGTGATTTACCTTTGAGTTAGTTCATAGAGGGGAACATGCGCTTTGCGATATCGGTCTCGGGGCCCTTTGCGCCACCGGTCACGAATCTGTCTTCACTGATTGCCTTGCCGATCTTGTAGAACGCCTTGATCACTGCCGGGTGGTTTCCAAACCCGGTCGAGTTCAATACGTCCTTCAGTTCTGGCGTCCCGAACGCTTCGAGGGCCTTGCGAGCCACTCCCAAGTTCTCTGCGAGCTTGTCGCCACCGATTTCTTTGTCGGTCTTGACGGCCTCGGTCCAGGTCTCTACCAACTTGACATGCGCTTCAGCCTGACGTTGGGCCATCTTGGCGCCCACGTCTGCAACTTTCTGCGCTGTCGCCTGGTCGAGCTTGAGCTCCTTGGCGATCACGGTGAACTCTTCAGCAGCGGTTTTATCCAACTGCACGCCCTCGGGCATGGCGAACTCGTAGCTCTCAGGGACTTCTGGCTCGGTGGCCTTGGTCTCTGTGGGCGTGGTGCTCGCCGGCTCCGTGGTCGTCGTCACGGGTGTATCAGTCATCGTCGTCGGTTCCCCACTGTCGCTGGCGGGTGTAGTGGTCACCGTGGTCGTGTCAGTCGTCATTCTTTGGCCTGGTATTCTTTCAATAACTTAAAGTACCCCTCGGGTGATGCCTGCAGCACTTCTGCCGTGAGGAACAGCCCGATGTGTCTCTTGCCCTCGGCAAATGCCATAACGCTGCCGCTATGGTTGAACGAGGTCCGATTCACTCCAGCTTCCTCCAGCAGACGACTTACGAAGCGTCGCCCTTGCGGATGAGCCATTAACCACTTAAGGTCCTCAGTTTCCCTGCGTCGTTTCTCGTGGGCCTGGAGCTCTTCGCTTTCGGCATCACGTTCTTGGCTGTGCAGGTCTGTGGGGTCTCTCATGGTCAAAGTGGTGGCATCCTATTGCTGGATACCCGACACACGGACACGGGTAAAAAGAAGCCCACGCGAGGTGGGCCAAGGTTCACAGGAGAGTGACTTCTAAACCTGAGATGGCGATGGTGTTCCGTAACCCATGAGCGATCCCATGACGTCTTGCACACCCGGCACGTTGATGTCGCCAGCAGTCTTGGCGCTTTCGACCAACTGAGGCATAGCTGCGGCAGTCTGTGCAGCTTGCGCTGCCTGCGCGCGCTGGGCACGGATCTCGGCGACCTTGTCGTCTGGGATGACGATCTTGGGGTTGACGCCATACATGTCGCTGTAGTCATCCACCACCTGGTCGAAGTCGATCTTGTCGAGCACCTCGGGCTTGAACTGGGCCAGGTTGCCCACGGTGCCAAGCAATCGGTCAACGCCTTGGGCTGCCACCGCACGCTGGGCCTGCGCCAGCACACTGATGAACTCGACCTTGAGCTCCATACCCTCGAGCTCTTTGGGATGGGTGGGCAGGATGCCGGCCTTGTTCGCGTAATCGAACGCTGTGTCGATCAGGGGCGACAGCAGCTCGTTTTGCAAGCGCTCGAGCACGGGGCCCAGCATCAGCAGCTTTTCCTCGTGGCGCTCTGCCACTTCTGTTGCGGTAATACCACTGCGCGTGTCGTTGGCCAGCATCATAAACAGGTCAGCGTAGTAGCTCGAGCGGATGCGGTCGCGCACGTCCTGGATGTCACCCAGCAGGTGCTGCAGGTTCAGGTTGACGTCAAACGCGGACTTGATGCCTGCGTTCTGGCCCATGCTGTCCACATAGAACACACCGCCCGGCAAGCGAGCCTTGGCCGCTTCCTTGTACTTGGTTGGCACCTGCAGGGGTGGGTTGACCTGGTAGTCAATCGCCTGGCCCTTGCGCAGTTGCTGGTGCTGGAGCTGCTTGACGTCACCCAGGCACTCCATGCCGGGGCTGGTGCCGTAGATGTCGTTACCGGTAACCACCCAGCGTGGTGCCAGTGCCGGGAACTTCTCAAACCCTGACTCACTCAGGTAGCGGTCGGTGTTGTCCTTGCCGGGTTCGATGTAGCACGAGGCGAAGCGCATGTTCACACTGTCACGCTTGGTGAAGTCGCGGTCCTTGCGTGGCTCGATCATGTGGATGACGTCCACCCACTGGTCCACCTGGTGGCGGTTGTAGAGGTTGACCACGGTCTCGCTGCAGTTATCCTTGCCGAACTGCTCGATCATCTGGCCCACCTGCATCTGGAACTCACGACACAGCGTGTTGACCACACCCTTGTAGTCGGTGCCCAGTGCGTACTCACCCACGGTCAGCGGGTAGTGGTGGATGACGCTGTCGAAGTCTGGCAGCACGATGGTGGCTGCAGTACCGAACAGGCCAAGCTCCTCGTACAGCGTGTGCAGGCTGCGGTAGGTGTTGGAGCTTGAGAAGATGGCACTCAGCAGAACCGCAGTGTCATGCAGCCAGGACTTGACCGCACCGTTCTCCATCAGGGACTTGTCTGGGATCTCCAGCCTGAACCAGGGCCTGGCCGGGCTGGTCATGCCAGACATCATGCCAGCGGCCAGTGTGCGAGCACCAAACACCGCTGCGTTGTCCAGGATGCTGTTGGCGCGCTTGTCGCCCTTGTTGCGCTCGGTGACAACGAAACGACCTGCGCGTGGTTGCTGGTACTCACTGATCTCACGCCAATGCGTGATCCAGCTCGAGCGCTCATTCCACAGCGCGCCCTTGCGCGCCAGCATGCGCTGTCGTTTATTGATGGGCTCGTCCATCACCCGCCCAGCAGGCTGGTCTTACCGGTGGCCGCCGTAGCGATGCCGCTTGGACCGGTGAGCAGTGAACCGCCACCCATCATGGCACTGGCCCGGTTGCGCTTCATGGAGTCGATCGCGTTGACCGAGTCGGGTTGCTTAACGGGTTGGGGCGGGGGTGCTGGCGGGGGAATATCAGGGGTTGACATACACATGGTTGCGAGTCCTTTTAAGGGTTCGCGCGCATTGTGCTGGGCAGTTGTTCCAACACGGACACCTTACATGCGAGCGTAGGGGTCGTAGTCCATCGCAGGGTGATCAGGTTCAGCCAGTGCACGGATGGCGCGCACCTTGGGCACATCGATCAAAGCCAGGATGATGGCAGTGGCACGGTCAGGGCTGCGGCCAACCCGGTCAACAATGTCCTGCCTGCTCTCGACCTTGATGGTCAGGCCTGACATTTCCCAGCGTGGGGCGCACAGCTCGGCCAGCAGGTCCTTGTCATTGGGCAGCGCGATGCCGTTTTCTGAGCTGGGCTCGAGCGCCTCACGCATCTGCCACCACAACTGGCTGCGCAGGTTCATGAAGCTCAGGCGCCCACTGCGGTCCAGGCTGTTGGCGCGCTCGCTCACATTAACGCCATACACGTCCTGCCCTGCATTGAGCAGCACGTCGTATGGGCTGGCGCCGACACCAATCACATCCAGGTGGATCGGTGCATAGTCCCGGCGCTCACCAATCACCAGGCCGGCCACGATGTTGCCGTTGGGGGTCTCGGTGCCTGGGTGCATGTGCAGCGTGTCAAACCACAGGTCAGTGGTCTCGGTCCTGTGGCGTGTGGCAATGACCGTCTGGTCGCGTCCACCGCGTGCCACGTCAACACCCATGGCCATCATCTCACCGCGTGGCGTGCGTGGCTTCCAGCGCGCCATAGCGGCCTCAACCCAGGCGGTGGGTATCACCTGCCATGGGTCGTCTTCCATGCCTGCCTCGAAGTTGCCGTTGAGCATTTGGCTGCGCAGTGGCTCAGGCAGGGCCTGCAGTTGTGACAGGTAGCCCGTGTTCACCAGGAACGGGTTGTCGGTGATGCGCGAGGGGATGAACGTGCGCGACTCAGGCTGCACGATCTCTTCACGCCTGTGCTCGTGGGGCTTGAAGTTGTAGTTGCGCCGGCCATTGACCAGCACGAACGGTTTGGGGTTGTCATCATCAACCCAGATGTCCCGGCCAGATTCTGGGTCCACATAGACGTAGCGCAGCTTGCCTGGGGGTGTTGGGTACATCGGGTGACGTTTGTCCAGCCACGGCCCGAAAAAGCCTATTACCCAGCGTCCTTCTGCGTTAGTGGGTGGGTTGAATGTCATCAACGTGCGTGTGCGCTGCCCAGTGCGTGTGGTACGCACCCAACCCTTGACAAATCGCACCTGTTGCTCAAGGAAGTTGGCAGCCTCGTCGATGACCAGCAGGTCCTTTGGACGGCCCTGGTACTTGGTCTCATCACCCAGGTTGGGCATGGAGTTGAGCTCGATCTGCCTGTCGTCGTCGTCACGGTACACCGCGGGTTTGCCGTTGATGTTGTCACGCGAGCCAACGATCTCGGCCAATCGATCAATCACACCTGCGAGCTGTGGGCCCTCTCGGCGAAAGAACTGCGTGCGGTAGTGCTCAGTGAGTGCCAGACCAATGGCCAGGTCAGTCTTGCCGCCACCGGCTGCACCACCAAACCCGATCACATCAGCCTTGGACTCATAGGCCATGGTCTGTGGCCCGGGCAGTGGGCGCCAGGTGCGCTGCTTGATGTCAGCCACGATCAGGCTGTTGAGCTCATCTCGCTCGGCCGGTGTTAGGTATCCCTCAAGTTCACGAACCTGGTCTGGGGTCACCAGCGGCCCTCGTCGGCCCCTTTAAGCCAAAAGATCAATGCAGCAATGGCTGCAACAAAGCCAACGCCGTAGATAAGCAGGTCAGTCGTGTCCATGAGCTTCCCCCAAATCTGCATTGTCGCCCTTACGCTGCTCGGCCAGGGCCAACAGTTGTGCCACCCTGGCACTGCGCGTGGACTCATCCATCTGCAGGCTGCCGTCGCTGTTGGTCATGTCGACATGGGTGCGCTCACGGTACTTATCAGGTTTGGCGCCTTTCAGAAGGAAGATCGCCAAGGTGTCGCTGTATTCACGGATAGCACCGCACTGAACTCCCATGTGAAAAACAGGTTTGTCGGTGCCCTCAAAAGCCCTGCGAGTGGCTTCGTCTTCCAAAGCATCGGCCCCAATATTGCGGGCTTTAACCCACTCGGCTGCAAACTTTTCGTCATTGTCCCGCCACTCATATGCTGTAACACGCGCAATGTTGATGGCCTCGCAGGCCCGTGTCACGTTGCAGGTTTTTGCAAGAGCAGCAAGAAATGCAGCTTTCTTTTCATCGGTCATCTTTCGGTTCATATGCCAACCCACCTTGGAAATAGGTCTGGCCTATTTGCGGCGCAGTACCGCATGGCAACTCGCCATACCTCACGTTTCTCCTCGCTGAAAAACGGGTTATTTACTGCTTTGGTTATTTCACGCTTACAGTGTGTCAACCTGCTGTTCATCTTAAA